CTTCCGGAAGAAGCTGCTGCGCATGGGTGTGCTGAAGCCCACGGAGCTTGAGCAGCAGGAACTCATTCAGGAGCTTCAAAATCAGCCTCCAGACCCGCAAGCGCAGTACCTTGAGGCGGCAAGCGAACAAGCCCTTGCGCAGGCCACAAAGAACCGCACAGATACCATTCTGACGCTCGCCAAGGCAGAAGAGGTGCGCGCAAAGACTGCTGAAACTTTGTCTAAGGTGAGCACTTTGGATCAGGAAAGGATCTTTGGTCTGGCCGATAGGATCGGCCAATCAGTGCAACAACAGAGCACCCCTAGACAAAACGAGTTTATGCAATAAAAAAGGATTGCATTTATCGTGTAAATAGCAGCAAATGAACACAACAAAAACGGCAGACGACGAGACCAGTAACCAAGACGAGAGCGATGAGGTTTTACTAGATAACCAAACAGAAGAGTCTAATCCTTCTGTTGAGGAAAAAGGTAATGCTGATTCTGGTGACGATAATTCGGAATCCGATAAGGATTCTGCTGAATCTGATAAAGAAGACGCTCTTGATGAGGTAGTGGTCAAAATCGAAGGGGAGTCGCCGTCCCAAGAAGCAGAGGAGCGTGCTCCAGAGTGGGTTCGCAACGTAAGGAAAACCAATCGCGAGCAGCAGAAGCGAATTAAAGAGCTTGAGGAGAAGCTGAAGTCTCTGACTCCCGCTCCAGAAGCGGTTCAGTTGGGATCTAAGCCTACCCTTGCCGACTGTGAATGTGACACGGACAAGTTCGAGATCGAACTTGAGAAGTGGCATGACCGCAAGCGGCAGGTTGAAGCAGAAGCGCAAAGGGCTAAGGCTGATGAGGCCAAACAGCAACAAGCGTGGGCCGAGAAGTTGAATGGCTTTGAGAAGGCAAAAACCTCTCTGAAAGTTAAAGACTTCGAGGATGCTGAAGCCGTTGTTCAGGAGCTTTTTGAGCCGACGCAGATTGCGATTATGATCGAAGGAGCGAAAGCTCCGGCTGAACTGGTTTATGCCTTAGGGAAGAACCCCAAGAAAGCCAAAGAACTTGCTGAGATAAAGAACCCGGTAAGATTCGCATTTGAATTAGCTAAACTTGAAACTCGTGTGAGCGTGGAACGTAAAAAAACAGCACCACCACCAGAAGGAAAAGTTAAAGGAGCTGCGCCTATTTCCGGCTCGCTTGACTCAACTCTCGAAAGGTTACGTGCTGAAGCAGACAGAACGGGCGACCGATCCAAGGTCGCGAAATATCTCAAATCTCAAAGAAAGTAAAAAACTATGCCTTCCGCATTCTCTAAACAGGAAACTGTTTACTTCGACGAATTGTTGGCCGGGTTTGATGACCGACTGAAGTTCGGTCGCAACGTCTCGGTCTTTAACGCAGATCCTCTGGTGCTTGAACGCTCGCAGGGTACTGCAATCTGGCGTCCAATGCCCTACATCTCCACCTCGATTGACGGCCCTGCTGGCACCAGCATCGCCTCTTCGTTTGCAGATGTGACTCAGCTCTCGGTCCCGATCTCTCTCGGGTTCGATAAAGCTGTGCCGTGGACGATGACTTCCAATGATCTTAATGATCCGCAGCAGCGTGAGCGCAAGATGCGTTCGGCTATCCAGAAGCTGTCCAGCGACATCAACGTCGCCATTGCCAGCGTTGCAGGGATCCAAGGCACACTCGTTGTGAAGCGCACAAGTGCGGCTTCCGGGTACGATGATTTGGCCATTGCCAATGCTCTCATGGAAGAGCAAGGCGTTGTGGACATGGGATCGTCTCGCAAGGCGTTCATTCATACCCGTGATTACTCGCTCATGGCTGGCCAGCTTGCGAAGCCTCAGACCTCGGCCAACCCGAAGGTCAATAAGGCTTACGAAGACGGCTTTGTTGGGCCTGTGGCTGGCTTTGACACGTACTCCGCTGAGTACACTTATCGCTTGCCGGCTGCGGCTGCTACTGGCGTAACGATCAACGGTGCCAACCAGCGTTATGTGCCCAAGGCAACCTCCACGGCTGCGACTGGGGAAACCTCGAACGTCGACAATCGCTATCAGAGCCTGAACGTCACGGTGACCTCCGGGACCATCAAGGTCGGAGACCGATTCACGATCCTCGGTGTGAACGCTGTAAACGCGATCACCAAGGTGGATACGAACCAGCTTCGCACCTTTACGGTGACCGCAATCGTCACTGGTGGTGGTGGAACTGGAACGATCCAGATCTCGCCTCCCATCATCGCTGCGGACTCGAGCCCCACGGCTCCGGAATCGGAGTACAAGAACGTCACGGCTACCCCTGCAAACGGCGCGGCTATCACATTCTTGAACACGGTTTCCTCGAACGTGGCAGTGTTCTGGGATGAGCGTGCTATCGAGCTTCTGCCCGGACGCAATGGCGTTGACGGTCAGATGGCCGATAGCGGCGCGACCTACCTGACTGGCGCAACTGACTTGGGAGTTCAACTCATCATGTACAAGTTCTTCGACATCAACTCGAAGACCTACAAGTACCGGTGTGACACCCGCTTCGGAGTCGGTATGGTGAACCCCATGATGGCCGGGGTGATCCTGTTCAGCCAGACCTAGTCTCTGGTGACTCCTTGACAGAGGGGGGTGGACAACCATCCCTCTCTGTTCTTTTTTCGCTTAATAAAACTATTCTATGCCACTCAAAAAAGGTTATTCTCCAAAAACTGTTTCCGCTAACATCAAGAAAGAAATGAAGAGCGGGAAGCCGCAAAAGCAAGCTGTTGCCATTGCTTTAAGCGTAGCAAAGAAAGCCAAAGCGAAATCCAAGAAGTAGATTTATGCAGCCAAACCCAACGATGCTTTATAGAGTTGGCGGGCCTCATGAACTTGAGTCTGGATCTTTTGACTATAAGATCGTGGACAAGAATGATGAGAAAGCCTTCAGAGAAGCACTGTCTGATGCGTGGTTTGAAACTCCCGCTGAAGCTTTGGCCTACAAGGCTGATGCTTTGCCCCCGAAAGGGCATGCTGCCACTGTCAATGCGAAGCCTGAAAAAGATGATAATTTCAGGATTCCTTCTGTGAAAACTGTACGCAGTCGCGTATAAGGTGGCTTTATGGGCTACACCAAGCGGCAATTCATTGAGGCTGCTTTCGAGGAAATTGGGCTCGCAGCGTACACGTTTGACCTGCAACCCGAGCAAATCGAAAGTGCTTTGCGCCGCTTGGATGCCATGATGGCAACTTGGGACAACAAGGGGCTTAAGCTGAGCTATCCGATCCCATACAACCCGGAAAACAGCAATCTGGATGATGTCACGGACGTCCCAGTGTTTGCGAATGAAGCGATCATCTTGGCATTGGCTGTTCGGATTGCTCCTTCCTACGGCAAGCAGGTGTCTCCCGACACCAAAGCGGCAGCCAAGTCTGCCTATGATGCTCTGATGAGTCTGGCGGCCTACCCAAGGGAGAAACAGCTTCCTCAATCAATGCCTGCCGGGGCTGGATACAAGAATTGGGATCAGGTTTTCCTTGAGGTTCCAAACACTGACCCGATTCAAAATACAAACAACGGTCTGTACTTTAACTCTTAGCCATGAACTCAATTTCCAATCTCTCAATCACTAATGTCGTAACTGCATCGACTCGCTTTGCCATCGACCAGAACGACATAGATGTTTCTGTTCCGGTCGGAGCCGTTGTCGATTATCTCGAGTCTCAAATCGCCACTGGAGATGCAAAGGTCATTCAGTACTCGGCTCCTTCGGCCACCGGATTCAATGTTGCGGTGAACGATTCCTCGGCCAGCGTGTGGCTCGTTTTAACCCCTCTTTCCGGGTATGCCGCGGGGACTATCACACTTCCGGCGGTCGCAAACAGTGTCGAAAATCAGGAGATTCTCGTGAATTGCACAGCGTCCGTTGGGACTCTGACTGTGGCCGGTAACGGTGCAACAGTTGTTGGTGCTCCAGCTTCGCTGGCTGCAAATGGTTTCTTCCGGCTACGGTTCGAGCCGGTGTTAAAATTCTGGTATCGAGTAGGATAAAATTATGCCTGACGTATTCAAATCTCGCGACGGTGTTATCCGTCAAAATGTCGATCTTGGTAATGGTGCATTCGCCGAGGTCGTGTCTGCATCTGTGGCCGCTCCTGTTGGTGGTGCGACTGAAGCAAAACAGGATGTTGGAAATGCTTCACTTGCAACCATTGCTTCAAACACAACTGGAGTTGCTACGGCAGCCAATCAGGCCACCGGAAACGCATCTCTTTCGACGATCTCTCAAACATCAACAGGTTCGCAATCAACTGTTGCTTCTCAAATAATTGTTCCTCAGACCACTTATTTGATTACGTCTGCCGGAACTGGTGCGGCAAACTCTGTGACAGCCAGAGTGCAGCCCGGTGGAGTTTACAGTTTTGCGGTTGCGTTGCCAGCAACTGCCGCCGCGGCTCAAACACTTGCATCTTCCACGACTACAGTAGGAAACGCTGTAGTGTCATACACTGGAGCCTCTCCAAACATTGGAGCATTGCTTGCTGGAACAGGTATTCCTCCGGGGGCTTACGTAACAGCGGTGAATGCTGGCGTAAGTTATACCATGAGCATTCCGGCAAGTGCTTCTGGCACTGTGTCTGTTGTTGCGACTGGTGGAGCATTCACTGTCCAGTTTGAGTCTTCTCCGGACAATGTGACATGGAGTCCGTTGACTGTAATTCCAAAAACAGTTGTTGGCGCAAGTGCTGGTATCACTT